ACGAAACAGTGAACGAAGTAATGAAATTCGGTTCGACCGGCACCGGCCTGATGAACCGCGATGACCTCACCAAGTCCCTCAACAACATGGCTACCGCCGCGCCTCGTGTGGGCGGCGAGTACCAGTTCCTCAAGCTCGACAAGGGCAACGGCGACTGGATCTACGGCCAAGAGGAAACGCTCGTCGAAAAGGATGCGCTGTGGGCCGTCAACCCCGGCTCGCTCGAATACGGCTTCATCTCGTGGGACCAGAACCAGAAGGTCGAGGGCGAGGTGATGGTCTCCATCCAGCGCCCGCTACCCGACAAGGGTTCGATCCGCACCAACTCGGCTGATGGCCTGCCTACCGGCCAGAACGGCTGGCAGTACCAGCAGTCGGTGGTCTTGGTGTGCATCAACGGCGAGGACGAAGGGACGGTCTGCCAGTACAAGCAGTCGTCGGTCGGTAGCCAGAAGCTGTTCAAGACGCTGGTCGACGCGATCTTCGTGCAGGCCCAGAAGGGCGACGCCATCGTGCCGATCGTCAAGCTGAAGTCCGACAACTACAAGCACGACAAGTACGGGCGCATCTATAACCCGATCATGGAAATCGTCGAATGGCGGACGATGGACGACACCTCGCCGGTCGCCGACGAGGATCAGGGCGTGCCCGAGACGAAGGAACCCGAGCGCCAGCCGCGCAAGCGCGCTGCTCCTGCCGCGGCGGCAGAGCCCGAGGTCAAGGATGACGTCGAAGCGGAATACGCCGAGGCCGAGAGGGCTGAGGCGGATGCCACTCCTCGTCGTCGCGTTAGGCGGTAAAGTAGCATGCTCAACGCTATCGTTGATCTGTTGCAATCCGGGTTACTGTTGTGGCTCGTCTACCGCGTCTTGAGGCGAGATAGATGACCGAAGGCAACGGCCAACTCAAGGCGCTGATCGAGCGCATTGAGAACCAGACTGAAAGAGTTAACGCCGAGAAGGATGATCTCAAGGAAATCTATGCCGAGGTGAAAGCCAACGGCTACACTCCGAAAATCGTCCGCAAGCTCGTCGCCCGCCGGGCCATGGAAAAGGCTAAGCGGGACGAAGAGGACGCGCTGCTCGAGACGTACGAGGGCGCTGTCGGTCTCTGATCGGCTGGGGCGCTTCAACGCAGCCGGCGGTACGCTGCCGGCTGTTTCCTTGAGAGGGACCGATGACCGCTTACTATTCCGAGTTCGATCCGAAGGCAGCGGCGTGGCTCCGCGAGCTCATTAAGCAAGGACACATCGCCGATGGAGAAGTCGATGAACGCGACCTTTGGGACGTCACGCCGAACGACCTCAGAGGCTTCGATCAAGTCCACCTCTGCGCCGGTATCGGTGTCTGGTCCTACTCGCTCCGACGCAGCGGATGGCCCGACGACCGACCCGTCTGGACCGCAAGCTTTCCGTGCCAACCTTTCAGCGCGGCAGGCAAGGGAGAGGGGTTTGCTGACGAGCGGCACCTCTGGCCAGCAGGCGAACACCTCATCCGCGAGCACCGACCTCGAATCCTTTTTGGTGAACAGGTTGCGAGCAAGGACGCAGAGCCTTGGCTCGACCTTGTACAAGCTGACCTGGAAGCCCTGGGTTATGCCTTCGGGGCTTGTGCGTTCCCGTCTGCGGGCGTCGGTGCGCCGCACATCCGAGACCGAACTTACTGGGTGGCCGACGCTGGCAGCGCAAGAAGCCGGCGGAACACCGGAACAGTTTCTGGCGCGCAAAATGAAGGCAAAATCGAAGGGGTCGGAACTCGGGATATCGCTGACGAGCCTATCGCTGATGTCACAGATGGCAGGCTGGCCGACGACGACGACACGCGACTGGAAGGACGGCGGCAATCCGGACGCGAACGTGCCGCTGAACGCGTTGCTGGGTCGGGTGGTGTGGCTGGCGGGTTGGCCGTCACCGACAGTCGGAAACGCGATGGGCAGCCAATCTTTCGCGGGGTTGAGTGCCACGGGACGAACGCCGGACGGTCGGAAAGTAGCAGTGAGCCTCCCCCACGTAGCAACCATGGCGGGCTGGCCGACGGCACGGGCAACAGACGCCGAAAAGAACGTACGGACGTTGGAAGGCAGCCTAGCCGAGATCAAGCGGAAAGGCTCGCCACAGGATTTAGCGCAGGCAGCGTCGATAGCGGGGCCTCACCGACTAACGGCATCTGGCGAAATGCTGACTGGCTCTTTTGCCGGGATGGAAAGTGGCGCGCAGTTGAACCCGGCACATTCCCGCTGGCTCATGGGGCTCCCGCCCGAGTGGGACGACTGCGGGGTTACGGCAATGCAATCAATGCAGAAGCTGCCCAAGCGTGGATCGAAGCGTATCTCGAAAGCTGTACCATCGAAGCCTGAACCGTCGCGCAAACGCTTCAACTTCGGAAGGCTCGTGTGATGGCAACGCTCGTCTTCATGGATTTCGAGACCCAGTCCGAAGCCGACCTGACCATCACGGGCGGCCTCAAGTACGCGCTCGACACGACCACGCGCGCGTTGCTGCTCAGCTGGGCCATCGGCAATGACGAACCTGTCAAGCTCTGGTGCCCGAACTTGAGCAACGAGCTCGTGCCCGAGGTATGGGCGATGATCGCTGCGCGAATGACGTGCGTTGGTTCGTGCCCGCCTGACATCGTCGAAGCGCTCAAGCAGCCCGATGGTTACTTGGTCGCGCACAACATGGGATTCGACAGAGCGATATGGCAGCAGGTCGCCGTGCCCGACAACGGCTTCCCTGAAATTCGTATCGAACAGACCCTCGATACCCAGAGTCAATTCCAGGCCAGCAATCTCCCAGGCCAACTCGAATGGGCTGGCCGCATGCTGGGAATCGGCCACAAGACTGTCGGTGGCAAGGCCATCATGCAGCGCTTCGCGCGGCGGCAGGATCCGTTGCCCGGCTCGCCTGCCGACATCGAGGTGCTGAAGTCGAAGGGGCTGTCGCGCGAGAAGGCGATCGCAGCGGCCATCGAGGCGTGGGACCTGTACCTCACCTACTCGGTGCAGGACACCGCGTTGCTGCGCGACGTGTGGAATTGCACTCGGCCCTTGGACGGTACCGAGTGGCAGGAGTATTGGGACAACGAGCACATCAACGACAGGGGGATGCCGGTCGATCTCGAAGTCGCGGCGGCGGCGGTGCTCTACCGTGAAGAGGAGGAGCGATACACGATCGAGCGCATCACCGAGATCACCGATGGTGTCATCACCAGCCCAACCCTGACCAAGCGCATCAACGACTGGCTGTTCGACCGTTTGCCCGAAGCGCTATCGGACATCATGGTTCGAGACCGTGATCCTGAGACCGGTAAGCCGACGCGGTTGAGCGGCTCCAAGGTTGTGATGACGCAACTGCTCGAAGAGATCAGCGCGGCGGACGTAGCGCCCGATGACGATGTCATCGAACTGCTCGAGCTTCTGCAATACGGGCGGTCATCGTCAGCCATCAAGTTCCAGAAGATGCTGGATCAGGAGGTCGACGGGCGGCTGTTCGGCTCGTACGTTTTCAATGGCGCGGGGCAGACCGGCCGCGGAAGTTCCCGTGGAACCCAGGTGCACAATTTGGTGCGCGACGCCATGCCGAACGAGCTCGACGTGCTCGATATGATCGTGGCGCGCGTGCCTATCGAGAAGCTGCGGAAGCTGCCGCTCAACAAGAAGGATGCAGCCAACCCGGACCGCAAGCCGACCGCGGTCTCGATGATCCTTGCGCGGCTGATCCGCCCGACGTTCGTAGCGCCGGAGGGGCGGACATTCGTGTGGGGTGACTGGGCCGCCATCGAGGCGCGCGTCATGCCATGGCTCGCCAACACCCGTGCCGCCGAGGAAGCCATCCTGACACCGTACCGGAACGGCGACGACATCTACATCCTGAACGCCGCCGCGATCTTCGGGCAGCCTGCCGAACTGATCGCCGAGGGCGTCGCCGCGCACGACCCGGTGTTCACCGGGATGCGGCAGGCCGGGAAAATCAGTGGCTTGAGCCTTCAATTCGCGGGGTCAGTTGGCGCCTACCGCGCCATGGCCCGCGGCTACGGTGTTCGGGTCACCAACGAAGAAGCCAAGATTATCGTCGACGGCTGGCGCGAGCGCAACCACTGGGCAAAAGCCTACTGGCGGAAATGTGATGACGCTGCGCACGAGGCGATGAATGCGCCCGGTCGCCGGGTGAAGGCCGGGCGGCTGGCGCTTTGCTTCTACCCCGACCTGCTCGGCGGCGCGCTCGTCACCTTCCTGCCCTGCGGCAGACCGCTCGTCTATCCGAAGGCCCGCTATGAGAAGATCGAGCGATTCGGCGAGACGCAGAGCGCGCTCACCTACCTCAACGGCATGGGTCGGAGCGTCACCTACGGCGGCAAGATCGGGCAGAACGGAACGCAGGCCGCCGCCGCCTCGCTGCTACGCGCCACCATCCGCCGCCTATCAGCCGAGGAGACCGAAGCCGTCGTCATCGGCCACACCCATGACGAGATACTCTGCGAGGTCGACACTACTAGGGCTAGTGGCTTTGCGGAGCGTCTGGAAAGTGCAATGGTGGCGGGCTTCGACTGGACCGAGGGGTTGCCTTTGGCCGCGGAAGTCGAGGTGGATTACTACTACCACAAATAAAGCTGACGGCCCCGGCTTGAGGGCTGCACCTGAAAGGAACCGCCTATGACCATCGAACTGATCGAGGGCGATTGCCGCGAAGTCCTTCGCGAGATGCCCGACCAGTCCGTCAACTGCATCGTGACGTCGCCTCCGTATTTCGGTCTGCGCGACTATGGCGTCGAGAACCAGATGGGTCTTGAGCCGACGCCCGACGAGTTCGTGCAGGCGCTGGTCGGCGTGCTGCGTGAAGCGCGTCGGGTGCTGCGCGACGACGGGACGCTGTGGCTGAATCTCGGCGACAGCTACGCCGCCAACCGTTCGTACCAAGTCGTCAGCACAAAAGGCGGGCCAAAGCACGGGCCGGGACAGGCAGCGGGCGGTAAGGGTTCAAAGGTCCCGGAAGGGTTGAAAGAGAAAGACCTGATAGGCATCCCGTGGCGCGTCGCCTTTGCCCTGCAAGCTGACGGCTGGTACCTGCGGCAGGACATCATCTGGCACAAGCCCAACCCGATGCCCGAGAGCGTGCGCGACCGCTGCACCAAGGCGCACGAGTACATTTTCCTGCTGTCGAAATCGCCAACGTACTACTTCGACTGGCAGGCGATGCAGGAGCCAGCAGTTGGCGGAGCCAAAGGATCGGAATTTCACACCGGAAAGACTGGCGAACACCAGCTAGGCAGGGCCAGTAAAACGCCGCGTGCCAAAGGAAACGCCCGAACGTTTCGCGGCGGCGGTGCGTACACCCAAGGTAGGTCATTTGATAACAGCGCGGTTGTAGAGCGTGAGAGCCACGGCAACGTACCAAACGAGAGCGGTATGCGTAATCGTCGGTCGGTATGGTCGGTGAGCACCAAGCCGTTCAAGGAAGCACACTTCGCCACCTTCCCGCCTGATCTGATCGAGCCGTGTGTCCTCGCCGGGTGCCCGGAGGGCGGCACGGTGCTCGATCCGTTCTTTGGCGCGGGCACGACCGGCGTTGTCTGCCAGAAACACGATCGTAACTGCGTCGGCATCGAATTGAACCCGGCATACTTCGACATCGCCGCCAAGCGCCTCGGCATTGACGAACCTGTGATGCAGGCCGCCGAATGACTCTCGACGCCCGCAAGGATCGAACAGCCCTACGGCTGAAACTCTACGAGAACGGCTTCACGCCCCTCGCCAACAAAAGCAAAATGTGCCTGATCAAGGGCTGGTCCACGCTCGAGGTCACGCCCGAACTGATCCAGTCGAAAGCGTGGGCGCGCTCGGGCAGCTTCCTCGACACCGGCATCCGGGGCGGCGATGTCATTGCCCTCGATTGGGACATTGATGACGCCGACCTGCTCAACGACCTGCTCGACGAAGTGGTCGAACAGGGCATCGTCGAAGAGAGCCCCTTCGTCCGCATCGGCCGGCCGCCCCGTGAACTGTGGG